AAGAGGCCATTTTAGAGCCATAGGAGTACCGCCATTGAACGATAAGCCCTTAAAAGACCAACTTCCCACACTTAATCAATCCCAAGCACAAAAACCTCAAGAAACAAAGCCACCAGAACGCAAATATAAGCCATTAACCAAAGAAAGTATGGTATGTGAGTTTAATCTATCTCTTTCTTAAAGCCACGGGCTTTGCTGTAAACTTTGATTACGATAAGATAATCTTTCTCATCTTAATAGACCTTGATATTATCGCCTTTACCCATCTTTACAACTGGTTCAGGAGGCGAAGGCGTGGATGGTAAAATGGCAGGAGGAGATTAAGAAATACGCTTCTATTGCTTATGAAACAGGACAACAAATGGTATTTGCGGTGAATGTTCGGGGAAATTTAAGAAAATGGAAAATATATCTTAAAAACCTGAAATCACAAGGAGAAGAGGAAATTGAAGAAGATTAAGGGGGTGATTAAGCGTGGTTAGAAAACCAAAGAAGAAATCAAAACCAAAGTCAAAGAAAAAGAAATAACTTAATAAACCCTTTTAGTTTGAAACTAAGATTGGGCGATAATGTTCAAAACTTGAACGATGTCGCCTTTTTTGTTGGATAAATATATGAGAATACCAAAAGAGATAAAGACAAGAAACAAAATTAGAGACTATCGGATATGTAGGATGTATCTTGATGAGAATATGGTGCCAGAGGAAATAGGTAGACATATCGGATTATCCGAAAGACAAGTAAGCAGAATACTTTACAAAAATAGAAGCGTCCTTGAAGTGGATAGAAATTGGGAAGAAATCAAACAAGTCCAAAGAATAAAAAGACAGATTATCAAAAAAGGTGATAGCAAGAAAGATGTTTTGGATTTAGAGAAACAACTCCACGATATACTTGTTGGCGGAAAATTAAAGATTGAACATTCCGGAGAAGTCAAGGGAACAGAACATAAAATCAATATAATTATTCCTAAAGAAAGAGTAGAGGATGCCAAACAACGATTTTCCTCTCAAAACCTTTCAGTATGATTTTACATATTCAACTGTGCAATTCCCTGCTATGATTGCAGGTTGGGCCACAGGCAAGACGCTTTGTGGAATTCAGCGAGCCTTGTTCTATTCCGAAAATATCCCCAATAATTTAGGTGTCATATTTAGAAAAGAGTATGTTGATTTAAGAGACTCAACCGTTCAAGACTTTGAGAAATATACCCAATATAAAGTCAATTCCCAAAGAGATGTTATTTTTGATAATGGTTCCAAGATTATGTTCAGGCATATTGAAGAATTAAATAATATCCAGAATATCAATCTCGGTTGGTTTATGATTGAGCAAGTTGATGAACTTGAAACCGATAAAGAATTCTATATGTTATGGGGAAGGCTTAGGCGACAATTACAGCCGACTAAAGAGTTTATTCAATCTAAACTTCCAGAGCGTTCAGGCTTTGTGATAGGCAATGTAGGGCAAGAATGGGTCAAGCACATCTGGAAAGATAATCCCAAGCCTAATTATGACCTTGTTGAAGCAACTACACTTGATAACGCTGATGTCCTACCTGCTGATTATATACAGAATATCAAACAACTTGAAACTGAAAAACCTGAGATATACCAGCGTTTTGTGATGAATGACTGGAGTGTAGCGGATGATGCCTTTATTCTTATCCCGATGAAGTATATTGAGGCACTTAAGAACATCCATTACTACGATACTATTGTAGGTGAAGTTATTGCCTCTGACCCCTCAGCAGGCGGAGATGAGTGCGCTAACTATGTACTTAGAAACAATCGCATAATAGACTCCAAGTTTATGTATGAAAAAGACACAATGAAGGTCGCTGGTGAATTGATGGTTTTAGGCGCAAGGCATAATATAGTCAACTTCGCCATAGATAATATAGGCGTAGGCAAAGGTATTTGTGATAGACTCTCCGAACTTAAGAAAACAGTAATAGAGATAGGTTCAGCCGAAAGCGCCACGGGTCAATTTAAACATCAATTCTATAACCGCAGAACAGAAATGTGGTGGTATATGATGAGGCGGATTATGGATAAGGAATTACCATATCCCCAAGATGCCGAGCTTAGAAGACAACTCTCCAGTGTTAAATATAAAGTAGTGAACTCAAATGGACAAATAGCATTAGAGCCAAAAGCCGAGACAAAGAGACGCTTAGGCAGAAGTCCAGATAGGGCTGACGCTTATGTTTATGGTATTTGGGCTACCCAGTTTACTAACCCAAGAAATCAGATATTCAAGCCATATAATTATAGAACTGGCAAACCTGAAGATAAGCGCAGGCAAGATTTTTCTATGGCAGAGAGTTATAGATGAAAACACAATGGCTTACCAAGAAAGGAATTGGAGCAAATTTCAAAGTCGGTGATAAATTTAAAAGCCAGTTTTTCGGTACTTATGAAAAAGGCAGAATAATCCCTGGCAATGGAACGATTATGGCAGTGGAAAAAGACTTCCAAAAAAATATAGACACAGGTTGTCCATTTTATTATGTTAAAGTGAGACTCAATCATCGTTCTGGTATTTTCCCTATACATACAAAGCCATTGAAAAAGATTTGACCTCAACGGAGTAAGGAAGCTAAAAGTGCCTAAAATAATTCCCTTCAAAGACTCATTACTTGTTAAGCGCAGAAAAGTTGGCACAACACTACAAAACGGCAAGACTAAAGGCGGGCTTTACTTACCCGATAAAGTAGAAGGTTCTTTTACTGACCTTGCTGATGTAGTAGAAGTCCCAGACCTAACATTCTCTGACCAGCACATACTTGACAATGCAGAAAAGATTGTAGAAAGCTTAACTAAAAAAGCGACTGAAGGAGATTGTGAGGCCCTTAAAAGCCTGTTTGAAGTAAATGAGTTTGTCAAGCGCAAGTCAATCAAAGTAGGAGATGCGATATTTCTGGCAAAGTATTCTGGGGTTGATTTCTTTGAAACAGGCTCAACTGACTTAAAGACGGTAATCCGAGTAGAAGATATAATCGGCTTAATTGCAAATGAGGAGGCATAATGTCAAATAATAACGGCAAAGTAGCCCAAGACCAAGAGTATCCCCAGCTAATCTTCAAAGCAGAATTAGTCAAAAAAGATGACAAACTTATTGTTGAGTTCGTTCGTAAAACAAATCATATCCCCACGCTTGATTATGTCGTAAATGAGCTTCAATACAATATCATAGAACTGCGGGCAATGGAGAAGACAAAGCAAGAAAAGGCTAAATTAGGTATTCTTACCAAAGGCCCGATAATGTCGCTTAATGAGTTTTTGAAGAGGAAGAGAAGATAACCTATGCCCCCTCAAGAAGTGAAAAAACTGAAATATAAACTCCCAAGAATTCTTCCTATGACTTCAAGCAGCGAATGGAATATAGAAAGAACATTTTATTTAAGAGAAGAAGCAATAAAAACAATAAAATTGTTTTTGGAAGATTTGAAAGAATACTTGGAGTTTTCAAATTATGAAGTTGAGATTGAAGAAGAAGTGGAGTAACCTATGCCTCAAGATGATTTAAACCAACCCATTCCTGTTGAGCAGAAAGAAATCAACGAGCTCAATGAAGCTGATTTCTTAAAGTTAGTCAAAGAAAAGAATACCAAAAATCTGGTTAAACTCAATCCATTACAGCGTGAGATAATCGGCCAGCATATCGTTGACTTATTTAATGAAGAAAAAGGCCACCATAAAGATGTATCTGACAGAATTGATGAATGGGATGATGTTTACCATATGGTAAGAAGTACTCCGCAAGGCGCAGACTCCGATACTCCCAATTACCGTACACCCTTATCCGCAGTAATCCTTGAAGTAATCCACGCCAATATAATGAACATATTTTTCTCACCTAAAGATATAGTCCGTGTCCTGCCCACAGAAGAAGGCGATATACCGAAAGTTAAGAAACTGGATACCTTCGCTAATTGGTCAGTCAAGAATGAGCTTGAGATTGAGGAGAACTTTGACCGATTATCCCACGCCTCCGGCAAGAATGGAGAAAGCCCATATATCGTAAGCTGGTCTAAAGAATATGGGGTTGAGATAGTAGTTGAGCCAGTAATGAACCCAGCCAATCCTGAAGAGCCTTTAACTGATGATTTAGGTGAGGTAGTAACACAAGAGCGTGAAGTACCCAAGTTACTCTACAATGGGCCAAAATTGACCGTATTCTCCCGTAAGGACTATATTATCCCCAAGTCGGCCACTGCTGATAAGATACCGCCTTGGGAGGGCAGGAGGGTCAATTTAAGCGCAGATGAGGTAATGCGCAGACAAAGAGAGGGGAGGTTCTATAATGGCGTATTCCGTGAGATAGGTGGCTGGGGAATGGCTGATTTGCCAACAGACTCTAAAAAGGACTTAGAAGGCGAAGATATACCACTGGGCAAGACTGAGAAGATGTTTGTTGAGTTTTATGGCCGATTAAGAATACAGACAATCAAAGAAGATAAAGGACAGGAAATAGGCGATGAACAGTTTGAGGAGCTTGAGGATGAGTTTATCGGTATAGTGGAACTTAAAAGCGCAACTCTTTGTTCTTTGAAGAAAAACAGGTTTCCGCTTAAAATGCGTCCCATTACTTTAGATTTATTTATCCCTGATGATGAAGGCAGAATGAGAGGCGTAGGAGTAATGGAGACTCTGGATACTTTACAGAAGTCAGCCGACTCCCTGCACAATCAATATCTATTCGGCACTATACAGGCCAACAGCCCAGTGATATTCTTTACTCCCACAGGCAATGTGCGCAGAGAGCCAATCAAGATTAAGTCTGGCTTTATGTATCCCACCTCAGACCCCAATTCTATTCGTGAGGTTAAATTCTCCGCACCAGACAATACTCTGCTGAATATGATAGAGCGTGTAGAAAATCAAGCCCAGGTTATGTTTGGCGTAAGTAACTTCTCCGCAGGTGTGGAAAGCACCATTGACCCCACAGGCCCAGCACGCAAGGCCGAGATAGTAGTAGCTCAGGGTAATGTCAGAATGAACGCCATAGTCAAACGACGCTTAAGAACACTTAAAGACATCTTGAAGAAATGGTATCTTTTATATCAGGCCAATATGCCTCCGAATAAGTTTATGCGCATTGCTGGCGTTGACAGGGATAATCCCTGGGAGTTCAGAAAAGTAAATATGACTGACTTTGCGCTTAAGTCAATTCCTGATTTTGAGTTCACTGGTAATATATTGAACGCCAACAAGACCTTAGAGATAAACAAGAAACTGGCAATATATAGATTAGCAATAGCAAATCCATTCTTCTCACCGCAGACACAAGCAGGTATGCAGGCTTTACACGCAATGACTAAATGGATTTTGGATGCTATGGATGAAACAGGCATTTCAGCTTTCTTGCCTGCTGTGCCTGGTGATATAGTGCAGACACCGGAAGAAGAAAACGCACGCTTTTTACAGGGTGATATAGGCGAACCCACAGAGCGAGAAGACCATATTTATCATATACAAGTGCATAGTGATTTTCTGATGTCTAACCTTCCGCCAGATGTAGATAAAATTACCAGAGAGCACATTGGAAAACATATTGATATGTTGAGAGGTTTAATCACAAGACAGACAGTAATGTCTGGTCTGCCACAACCCCAAATGGGAGGTCAAGN